AAACCTATTCTACCACCCTCAGCGTATCCACCTAGGCCAGCTGTATACTCAGCAGTGTTGGCTTCAACAAATTCTTCTACTTCTTTTTCATCTGCACCAGGATTTAAATTTTCATAATACATTCTTAAGTATGATTTTAATTGTGTAGGGTCTTTTAATACCTCTGCTTGTTGCTCTTCTGACATATTAAATTGAGATGTAAGAAAAGCAGATAGTCCACCTAGCGTAGCAAATTTACCTATATTACCACCTAAAATACTTTTACTTACACTTTCTCCTAATTTTAAAGCGTTAGGTCCTTTTGTTAAATTACCTAAAGTTCCGATAGTACTTTCTCCTCCAATACCTAAAGCAGTTTTACCTGCAGCTAAAGCATTTCCAATACCACCAAATCCAAATATACCTGGTGCGCTTCCGCCTGCTGGTAACATAAAAGATGATCTACCAAATATACCACCTATACTTGTTCCTGGTATACCAAATGCAGCTGCACCTATTAATGCAGCTTTACCAATATCAGATGATGCAATTTTTTTTACGCCTCTAGTAACTTTTTTGACGGCTTTTTTAATACCACCTAATATAGCAGGTTCTCTAGGAACGATGTCCATAATACCACCGCCCATTCGTAATTGTCTGTTCATTTGTCCTCTAGATATTGTCATAATTTAGCTAAGTTGTTATAGGCAGGTTTTAAATCCTGTAAACTCCAATCTACTTGGTTTTTGGTAATAAATCAAGGCTTGGCATAATTACCTTAACATCTCTTCGAATGTCCTTTTCTGGCACTCCTTTAGCTTTCCACTCCTTCTCATCCTTATATATCTCACCAGTTTTTAAGTTGGATATAGTCTCTATAATTTTTTCTGGTTTTAATTCTAACATTATGTAGTTACCTCTCTTGGCTGTATTTGTAGTATTGAGGCTATGACGTGCAGCTCGTTCGCGTCACTAGCTTGTACTTTTAGTATCTCACTCTCCTCTACCACAAGAGGGTGTGTTAAAAGTTCTGTTGTTGTATTAGACGCCACAGATTTAGTTTTAAATAAACTAAATACATTGCCAGAAGCATCTGTTAAAGTGACATCAATATTGCAAGCAGATCCAGCATCATTTGATACTAGAATAGATTTTACCAAAGAAACGTTAGCGGACGGCGTTGTATATAACGTTGTATTGTCGGTTGTTGTTAAATCTACTTTTGCGTTTACGAAACTATTTGACATTAATTTAAAAAGAAGTTTTGTGCGTCTACTTCATCCTTTAGTTCTTGTTGATATGTTGTATTTAATTTTTGTATTATACTATCGAGATCTCTAACTTGTGCATCAGCAACATCTTGTCTATATTCTTTACTAGGTCTTGTTAATATCTGTACTATCTTTGCCATTATCTTCTCCCATCTGGTTGTATGTCTAATCTAAATCCACCCAATTTCCAGTTTTGTTGTGCGGCTGTGTTTGCTATCTTCAAAGAAATTGCTCTGGCTCTAGCTCTAGTATCTACCTTGGTTGTTGATGAAGTAACCGTAAACGGACCAAGAGAAGAACTTGCTTGTGAATCGTTTGAATAATTTCTTAATTGTAATGTAATCTGTGTGTTACCAGTTTGAGATACAAAGTCTGGTATAAATCTTCTTATCTTTGCAAAGAACTCACCATCACCACCTTGACTTATATCAAAGTCTCCAGACTCAATATTAGAAGTTATTGCTGTTGTGGCCGTGGTTGTTACCTGATCTGTGCCAGTCTCATGCTCGTAGTAGATTGTACACCCATCTGTATTGCCAACAACATCATAAGAGTTGTTAGAGTCAGCATCATAATCTGTAGCATGTGGCTTACCAAATACAGCAGAGTCTTGCCACGTTGTTCTATCTAAGGTGCTTGTGGTCCATACTGGTCTTCCTCCAACAGATTCAACATAATTAAATGTTACACATCTATCAATTACTGTTGCACCAGAAGAACAATAAAACCAATTAATTTCACCGAACAAGTTATTTAGTCCTGCGTTGATAAGCTGATTAGCTGTGGTATTTAAATCATTAAAAACAAAATCTTCTACTAAACATGGTATTGATTGTAAGGCACCAGCATACTTAAAAAAACCGTTTTCTGAAAACCAATACGCAGCACCATCTACTTCTACTGCAGCGTTCTGACCTATCAATCCACAGTTTGTACCTACCTGTGCAAAACCAAATGTAAATGGTGGACCAATAAATCTTTGTGTAAATAAAGCAGTGTCAGTCCAAACGTAAATTGCATCTCTACCTCTAACAGCTCCCATAATTCTAGATCCGTCTGCTAGCCTCTGTGTACCGGCAGTGTTAGTGGCTGTAGGTGTATAAGTATTAATATCCTCTTGATTAGAGAATCTAATAAACATTTCGTCTTGTGTGCTTGGTGTTCCTATTGTGGTTTCAGTTCCAAAAAATACTAAGTGTCTATCAGGTGTAGATACAATCATATCTCTTGATGCAGTTGGTGCACCAGATACAATTGTTGCTCTTGTTGTTGTCGCGTTTGCTACGTTTGAGTCCCACTCAAAAACTTGTGCGTTGTGTATTAATGCAATAATTTTACCACCAAAATTATCTATGGACCAAAGACCTGGATCAATTACTAAATCTCCTGATGCTGCTTCACCCCATGCCACAAAGTCAGACGTGTTTGTAATTGTTGCACCATCAGAGTGAGATGCTGCTGTTGTGCCTCTCGCTCCTCGCGTCACGCCAGTTAGTGTGTTACCTGAAATTCCAGTGTAAGATATTTCTTCTGAATCTATTTGTATGTGATTTGTACCTGTTGACGGAAAATTAACAACGCTTGTTAAAACAATAGTTGTTGTGGAAGCATCGATTGCTCCATTTAAAGTTGTTGTAAGTGCGTTAGCGACTGTACCACCAAAAGTTGCTAGACCCCAACCAAACCCTGGTAGCTGCTCTGCTGGTCCAACTGAATAATAAGATTGAACTCTAATACCACCTGATGTTGTTGCACCAGATCCTGTTTCGTTGGATGGCATTGTAATTGTTATTGTTACGTTTGTTGGTGTTGACGTAACCATAAATGTTTTGTCATCAAAATCTGAAGCTCCAAAATTAGATCCTGTAATTGTACTAAAATTATCTAATAAAACTATGTCTCCAGGAGCTAGACCATGGCCGCTACTAAAAGTTATTGTAACTACAGCTGACCCATTGGTTGTAGTAAAAGCGCTGGTAAGTGTGTTTGTTTCTCTAATAGGATGTATGTCATAAAATACACCACCTGAATATGCATATAAAATTCTGTTTGTTCCTATAATAGAATATTTTTGACCGCTTCTATTTACGATATGGTGCATAGCTCTAGCAGCACCTGTTATTTTGTTGTTACCTAATTGCTGCCAACCACCTATTTTTTCAGGTGTGCCGTATCTAAATCTAACGTTATCACCATCTACCCATTGGCCTTCAGCTTGAGTATCCGTAATCTGTTTATTGAATCCAGGTAAGAACTGTACTTTTTGTAATGCCATAATCTACCATTATATTTATTTTTGCTTAAAAATCTAGTAGTCCTTTTTTTCCTCAAAAAGATTGAAAGCTATAGCATATTTTTCGGTTTTTTGCTTGTTGAGATTTGTGTAGTGATCTAGAAAAGCGCTAAACATAATGAGCTTATTTCTCTTTGGTTTAATTTCAAGCTCTAGCTGAGGAAAGTATAATATTTGATCATTATCATTTAAATAATAGACCCCTGAAACTACAGCAGATCCGTGAGAGTGTTGTACAGTTTTATCTCTAAAACCTGTTTTTAATCCCCAAGCCTCTTTTAATATGTAGGCAGGTAGAGAAGGGCCATGCTCATCTAAATAGTCTATTCCCTCCTGAACTATCTCAATGAATTTAGGGTCTTTAGCAAACCAATACCAAGACGTCATCTTGCCTTTGACGTTTGTTTTGTAATTTCTATTGTGTTCTGACTCAATACCTTTTTCTATACCTTTTATAAAATAATCGCCATGAGAATGCTTCACCTCACATTCTATAAAAAAACAATTAAGTTTAACTGGTTTTTGTATATCTTTAATTATTTTCATTTTAAGAATACCTTAATGTTAAAAGATAAACTTAATCTATTTAATTTACTATTATTTCTTGTTACTGCATGAATTATCCCAGCTGGAAATAAAAGAAGTAAACCATCTACTGGATCTACTCTTACTGACTGCCTGTTAAATATATTGTCCTCTCTATCAAGATGAAATATATTACTAGCTCCGCAACTTATATCTGGATTCATAAGATGTATGTAACCAGAGTCTTTAGGTACCTTCATATAATATACCCCAACAAAATCTAATGCATCATGCATATGATGGTGATGTCTATTATAATCATTTGGTCCATTAACATTAAACCACATGTTTTGTATTGTTACATCTTGTGTGTATTTTACTTTATACTCTTTTACATGATCGTGTATTTTAGGAAATACATAATTAAGAAACTCTGAAACTACAGGTGTAGATAAATCTACAGGAGGACTTTGCCATCCACCTTCGTTTGATATGATATTACCTTTCACTGTTTTTTTCATATCCATTGTAAATTTAATAAGTTTATCGTTAAGTTTTTTATTCTTAAATACATAATTAGTCATAGGTATAGCAAAGATTGTTTCTATCATTGAACCTCCACATAAGAATCAGCGTCACCTAATTTACCGATTGGAAACAAATTAAAAGCAATACAATATCTAGTTTTGTTAGATAAGTGTTCTCCAATGCAGTGGTATAAACCACTTGGAAAAAAAATAACAGTATCACTCTGAGGAGTGACTTTAATCTCTGATGAATTGTTTATATTGTTTGCAATAGTTTCAAGATTAAAACTTACATTATCATCATGGTGAAAAAGTAAAGGTGCAGAGTCTTCATCGACAATAGGATAATAAACACCACTATACATAGAGTTCTTATGATTGTGATACATAGACTGTTGTTTTTTATCTGTTTTGCTTATCCAAGAAGTCGTGATCTTAAAATCATTTTTATAACCCATAATATTTTTTTTAAAATCAACAAACTTTGAATAAAGTTTAGTTTTTAATTTTGGTAGTTTATCTAAAACTTTTTTATCTTTTGAGGCGTAAGTTAGATTAGATTTAGAGTGTGGTGTATTTTGATAACTTTTAAAAGTTTTTATACTACTTATAACTTTAATTATTTCATCTATTTGTTTTTTAGAATTATTAAGATGACCTATAAAGATAGTTTTAGGAAATAAAGATAAAGCTAAATCTTTCATTTTTCTAATATAATGTTCCATTCTAATTTTTCTATAAGATCTTCAATATGAACTTCTCTTAATTTATTAGCTATAATATATTTATGAAGTTCTTCAATATCTACAATAATCCACTGGGTTAATGTTTCAACAACTGTTTTATTAGCTGTGGTAGTTGTACGACCTCTTTTAGCTGTTCTACCATCTTTTTGTTTTCTTAATGGTCTAACGTCAAATCTTAAAACTTCGTTTGATCTATCTTTTAATATACCAGAAACATCCCAAAGTTCGTTTTTACTAACATCTTTACTTGGCCATGTAACATTAGTTAAATTATTTTTAGCAAAATTTTTAACACTCATTGTATGATATCGATCCTTTCAGCTTATTCTGATCCCATTCTACAGGATGTGTCCAAGAAGACAAGGAGTATTTAGTTCCAGATATTAATGGATAAGCCACGTGTGGATGAGTAACTTGTGACGGCCAAACAAAACACCATCCTTTTGGAATATCTTTGTTAGTCCATTTCTGTCTAGGAAACTCAACATGACACCCTGTAAATTCTGTGTTTAGTTTTACGTTTAGAGTAAACTTACTTGTATCGTTGTGTAGTTTTACATTCTGTCCCTTGCGATGATATTTTATAACCATCGGAGTGAACCAGCCTGTTATGTAACTACCAGGAAATTGAGAAAATAAAAGAGGTGTTATTTTTTCTTTGTATTGTGTACAAAAATTTTTAAATAAATCTTTGTGTATCTGATTAAAAAACAAAGTGTCCCAAGGACAGTCTCCTGTCTCACCCTCTGTTTGATTGTACACTATGTAAGGTGAAAATTCTTTTTTCTTTTCTTCACATACATTTACTAATTCATCACAAAACTTTTCAGTGTAAAAAGGTGTGATTAAAATATCTTTTACAAATTTAAATTTCTTACCACAGTCAGGATGCGCAGCTTGGTCTAAATTCATTCAGAACCTTTTCTTGTGCTCAACGGGGTAGCTAGGTAAGATCTCATATCATAAGGTAGAGCTTTCTCATTAATTTCATTATAATGTAAAAAACATTGTACACATTCTTTACCACTAAATTCATTTCTCCAATGCTCTATCTCACATCCTTTGTAAACTGCTAGGTCTCCTGGATTAAGATTAAGTTCTATACCATCCATATAAATAGGCCACTTGTCTCCACCTAAAGCAAGAGTTATAGAATACTCACAAGAGTGTCTGTCTTTGTGTGGCCAAAGTATATCTCCTTTTTTATATACCCTTGCATACGTATATGTAGGCACAAGTTTTTTCTTAGTCGTCTTTTCTATTATTGGTTTTAGAACAAGAGATAAAGTTTCCATAGTGCCATCTGAATAAATACTAAAACTATCTTTAATCTGGCCATCGCCTATTGTGCCATAGTTACGATCTTCAGCTTCTTTACAGCCATCCTTTATCATTCTTTCTAATGCCTCTTTTCTAACTTTTAAAGCACTGTAACAGAAAGATGTTAGTTCTTTTGAAAGTGCTTTTCTTACTATCTGATATCCTGTTTTCTTAAACATAATTAATCTACATATACAAAATTAATAACTACTCTTCTAGATGCATCTGTACACGTAGTGCCTGTATGCAAAGTATTTGATTTTAACATAACAAGTGAGTTTGCTTTACTTTGTATTTTTTTATCTCCAGATCTTAAATAACCATTGTTATCATTTATAAAGAACACAGCAGAAGTAAATCTGTCATCGGCTATGTCAGTATGCTCACCAGTTTCTATTATTGTGTTTGTTCTAACATTAAGATTTGCTTTCGCTCTTTGTAAGCTTTTTGGTTTTAATTTAACAACTAAAGGATTAATTAAATTATAATAACTTCTTACTATATTGTCTGCATAAAAAATATGTATGAATTGGCTTACTGATGGCGCTGGAGGTGTAATGCTTGTTTCATTATAGTGCCAAGGAAAATCTGGGGATAACATGACACTTTGTATATTGTCAAAAGTTTGTTGGTCTAAAAAATTATCTACCACTTTCATTATTTAAAACTCTTTCCAAGAAACCATTTTACAATAGAGTATCTAACTCCTTTTTTAACTGGCTCAACTTTATGATGAATAAAGGAAGGGAATACAACCACAGTGCCTTTCTGCTTAAGTTCCTTACATATAGTCTCTCTATTATTATAACCAAATTTAAAATCACCAGCTTCATATTTTGATTCATCGTTAAGAGATACACTTAAAGATATTTTTCTTGTAAGCCCTTTATAAACCCCTTGTTGATAGGGATCTAAATCTTGATCAACATGCCAATCATAATACTGGTCTTTATTGTAAATAGTAAATTGTGTGTCCTCAGAATTTTCTATATCAAAATTCCAACCTGCTCTTTGATTAGCGTCTTGCATATAAAAATTAAGAACAGAGGTTAACCACTGATCTGATATAAAACAGATATTAGAATCTCTTATTTTTAAATCAGTGACACCACCTTTTTGTGGGTCAACAAGACCAGTTTTAATTTCTCGATTTTTAAGAACACTAGAGACTAAAGCATCACACAGCCAACCAGGTAAAGCATTCTTATAATACCAATAATAATATCTTAGATTCATTTCTTTATCTCTTCTTTTATCTCTGGAAAATATAATACATCTATATCAGATCTAGTAAAAACATCAATAGCTTCTTCTTGTGTTTCAACAATAGGTTCGTTAGATAAATTAAATGAAGTATTTAAAAGTATAGGTACTTTTGTTTTTTTATAAAATTGTTTTAGAATATCATAAAGAACTTTGTTTTGTTTTTCATTAACAGTTTGTATTCTACAACTATTGTCTGCATGCACAACAGAAGGTATTAGATCTTTTTTATTTGGCAAACATTGCACACCATAAAGCATGTGTGGTGATTCTTTTAACCCTTGCATATCAAACCATTTGTGTGCCTCTTCTTCTAAAACAGAACAACCAAAAGGTCTAAACCATTCTCTCTTTTTTACTTTGTTCACAATGTCTTTTCCGTTTTCAACTCTTGGATCAAACAATAAACTTCTGTTACCTAAAGCTCTTGGCCCTCCTTCTGCACGGCCTTGAAATAAAGCAACAATTTTTTTATTTAATAAATGATTAATTGTATTTGGTTCACTCTTTAATATTTTTTTTAATTTAGGTTTAGGACCTAAATATATGTTATCAATTTTAACAAATTGTTTTGGATGGTTTTGTTGAAGATATAACAAAGCTGCACCAATACTATTACCTTCATCTCCACACATAGGATCAACGTAAAGATTGTGAGTATCTTTTATGTATTTTAAAACCTTGTAATTATTTAAAATATTAAGTGCTCCACCACCAGTTAATATTATATTTTTGTTTAAGTCTTTAAACTTATTTAATACCTCTTTAAATGTATTTTCAAATATACGTTGAACTTCAAAAGCTATAATTTTAGGTTCTGCTCTTATTTGATATTTATTATTTAAATCATATTGTGTATGAAATAAATCTTTCTTATATAATAGATTTTTAACAATTCCATCACCACCACCGTAGGCTCGCAAGCCCATTGTTTTACCTTCGTTATCATTATCAAAACCTATGTGACCTGATACATGTGTATAAAGTGGGCATAGTGAATCATAAGAAGATACTTCAAATATTGTTTTAGAACTTAAAGATAAGGGTTCTGAGTTATGTAAAATTTTTTTGTTTTCACCTCCAGGCGGAGATAAAAGTTTTTTGTATTTACAATCAAAACTAAATGGTTGTTTTGCTAAATAAACAGAAAGTGTTTCGTATGCATTCTGCCCATTTTCTAAAGTGTAGCTACTGCCTCTCCCATCATAAACAAAAATTAAAGCGTCCTTAAATCCTGAACTATATAAAGCTTTAGCTGCGTGAGTGACATGATGAGACTTATAGTAATGAAAACAATTACGTGTTTCAGTTAAATTTAATTTTTTTAACACACCAAATAATTCAGTATCACCTTCTGAATCATAACCAGTCATAATTACTTTATCTATTTTTATGTTTAATTTTTTTATTTGTTCTAAACATTTAATAGGAAAGAAACTGTCTCTTTTTACTCTAGATAATCTTTCTTCTTGATTATAATAAATTAATTCATGGTCATTAAATAACGCTACGGACGAGTTGTGATTTTTATTTATACCAAGAATATTCATTATAAATCAGAGTCAAAGTAATTAAAATTTATTACTATCCTCGTATCTGTGTCTGTTTGTGCGACCGCTTTATGTTCCATATTAGATGGAAAAATAATAAGTTTATTTTCAACACATTTTATTTTTTCTTTATTTTTAAATACCGTACATCCATTATTTGTGTTGACATAAAAGATTGCTGTTTTATGTTTTGGTTTTTTAAATCCCCAATCATCACTATGATAAACAGATTTAAAAGATGTTCTCGCTAATAACAAATTAGCTCTGATATTAATAATAGCTAATGGTTTTAAAATATCTAATAAAGGTTTAATAATATGATAATAGTGAGGTGAGTTTATTCTATTTTTGTGAAAGAAAGAATGAAACAAATAAGAAGAATCGATATCATCTACTTGAGACGGAGAATAAAACCAAGGGAAATCAACCGAAGTAATTAAATTTTGCAAGGAGACAAAATCATCCTTACTTAAAATTTTGTTGTGTTCTTTTATATTATTCATAACCATACCATCCAGTTACAATATATTTAGTTTCTTTCTGACTAATCACTCCACGGTGCATATGTGTAAAATCTGTAGGCCATATTAAAGTTAATCCACATTTCGCATCAGTCTTTAGTTTTTGATATTTAAATTCTGTGCCACCTTCAGCAACGTCATTAAGATATGTCATGAAGACAAGACAACGTCCACCAAACCATCCAGTGTTTCTCTCACAATGCCATTCATAAAAACCATCACCAGGTTTATATTTTTGTATATTATAATTTTCAATCGTTGAATTAAAACTAGCGTATTCTTTAGCCACTTCAGGATATCTTTCCATATATTTATCAAGACATTTTTGCAGCTCTTCATTATAGGCATCAAAGATAGAATCAAATCCATGAATAGACATATCAATACTTTTTTTAACTTTATGATCTACTTGTGTAGGTCTTGACCCACCTATCATACCTTTGATTTGTCTTTTTTTATTTTTTTCAAAGAACTTAATTAGATCTTCACAAATCTTTCTATCTATAATCCAACCACCAATGAAACTACCCAAAGGCGTTTTATATTCTTTCATGAAAATGTTTGTATATTAAAAAGACTAACTAATCAATACCCATGCAGAAGTATCAGGATTCCAATAGAACTCTCTGTCATCTCCTGGGTATATAGAAGCACTAGGTGTAGATTCCCATCGTGTGCTTTTCCATACGTAAGGGTATAATATAGTTCCATCAACATATTCACCTGGATATGGTGGATATGCAATTGGGGGTTCCCACATAAATGAAGTAGGGTTTAAAGTCCAAGAATCATCCATTCCTACTGCTTCATCTTTTGGAAAATAAAAACCATCATTTACTGAATCATAGATTGCGCCTGGTCCAGCATAATTTTTTCTAAAAGCTTTTGATTGATCAGCAGATTCAGTTTTACTTCCATCAGCTGCTATAGTGTAGTGAATACCTTCTTGAGTGCCATAACTAGTTTGTTTCCAAATACCACCACCAAATAAATTTTGACAGTATTGCTCTCCAGCTACAGAACCATTTTCACCAACTTCATTGTCGTCAACTACAACAGTTCTCTTAACTACATTGTTTTCATCTAATTCGCAAAAGTGTGCCATTAATCTACCTGTACCGTTCCTGACACTGTAAATGTCGCTAACTTATCGCCTCCTGGGTGTGTAGATGTAGAATTTGTCCCTGGAGTTACAGTGAATGTTGCACTTGAAGGTGCTCTTAAAACAATTTTCCCAGATCCGCCGTTTCCACCGGACGCTCCGCCCTGGTTTCCACCGCCGCCAGATCCGCCGCCTGTATTTGCTTGAGCTGCTGATGAAGGTTGAGCTAGGTTTCCTCCGCTAGTCGACCCACCGCCTCCGCCAGGCCCGCCTTGGCCAGTCGGAATATAAGCCCCGCCGCCCCCGCCGCCAGCAAATTGAGTATCGCCGCCGCCAGTAATATCTGCATCAGGTGCAGCTTGACCACCTGTTCCTCCTCTACCTTGAGGTTGTCCTGGTTGTCCAGCATTTAAAGCTCCGCCACCGGCACCGTTATAACTTGTGCCTCCAATATTTCCTTCAGGTGGAGTATAGCCACCAGCATTTCCGCCCGAGCCCGGGCCACCGCCACCAGATCCTCCGGGTTGTGCTGACATTGTTTGGCCGCCGTATCCAGCTCCGCCACCAGTTGCTTCGATAACGCCTTGAATTCCTGAATCAGATCCTGAAGCGTTAGGTTGCCCTCCGGGTCCTCCGCCACCGACCGTCACTGTGTAAGGTGTACCGCCGTCTACTGTAATTTCACTTTGAGAAGATAAAGGTGTTGAACCAAAAGATAAACGGAACCCGCCAGCTCCACCGCCTCCGGCCAAATCTTTTCCACCGGATCCCCCACCAGCTACAATCATGTAGTGTAGGTCAAATGTTTTTGCACCTTGTCTTTGTCCAAATCCGCTTGCTGATGCGGCACCTCTTGAAGCTATAATTGGCATCTTTCTTCTCCTCCTAATCTTACGCGAACTGCGTTTGAGAAGCGAACGCTGTAAAAGTAGCGTCAGCTGTTTTAATCACAGTGTACGTATAAATATCAACGGAGTTAGCATTACCAGCTGAAGGTGCAGCTCCACCTTGATACTCTGGTGTTACGCTTGATCCATCGATTTGAAAAGCTGATTGATAGTATGGTGTGCCTGTGTTTGTCGCTAAGAAAGCAACAGTAAGAGACTCACCTGTATCCATAATTGCGTTTAAAGTTGTTGAACCATCACCTCTAAGGTTAATTGTAAAGTTACCTGTAGCTGCAGATGTGTAGTATAAAACTGCTTGAGTTTTAACATCATAGTTAATTGTTCCAGTTGCTGCTGTTGCAGATACTGTAGCTTTTTCAGTTAAGTTCTGAATAGCACCGCCACCATTAAATGTAACTCTACCTGTTCCTTTCGGAGTAAAGTTTAAATCAACGTTACTGTCACCACCAGTTGCAGATATATCAGGTGCGTTACCTGTTGCTGCGTTTGTTACATCGATTTGGTTTACTGCTGATGCTGTTGTTTGAAAAATAATTTGTTCATTTCCACTTTCGTCTCCGATGAAATGTGCATCGTCAATTAAAATGTTTTGTGAATTAGTGTCTAAGTTACCACCTAATTGAGGTGAAGTATCTTCAACAACTGATTTAATACCTGTGTTAATTGTTACGATGTTAGGGTTAGTTCCATCATCTGCCGCTGCAAAAATTACAGCATCGCTTTTATCTGTTGCAGAAAAAGTAAATGTAGAACCTGATCCAGACACGTATTTAAATTGTACTGTGTATGCACCTGATGTTGAATTTCTTAAAAAGTAAAAAGTTTGTACATCTAAAGGAATTGTAACAACTTGGTTTCCTGTAATTGTACCTGTGAACTCAATCATTCTGTGAGATAAAGTTGCTCCAGTTGATCCATCAGACACTGATAATGTTGTAGTCTGTGCACCACCTGCTATTGATTGTTGTGTAAATCCGCCAGAAATTTGTTCGATTATTTGTAAATTGGTATTAGTTTTCGTTCCCCACGTTCCCGCGTTTTCACCGGTTGCTTGAAGTTCGACCCCTAAAGGTGTGTATGTTGAAGCCATTTTTTATCTCCTAATTTTGCTTACGCAACATCTGTATAGCTAGTATTTGAACCCGTGTCAATACTTTGATATGCCTGAATTCCAAAGCCTGATGAAGTTCCAAAAGCAGCTACATTTGACGTTGCTGATTGTCCAGTTAAAGTTAAATCTAAACTTCCTATAACTGTTGGTGTCCCTATACTAAACGTTGCAGACAATCCAGTCAAGCCCATAATATCAGCAGGTGCTAAAGAACCTGTGCTGGAAGTCATTGATATTCCAGTTGGTATTACTATAGGATTTGAGTTTTCGTCTGTTGATCCTAAAGAAATAGTCGCAGAAACACCTGTTATATCATAAGCTGTTTCTATAACTACTGATCCTACAGAAGAAGTTGCAGATTGACCTGTTGGTGATATTACGTCTGCTGCATCAACTGATCCTACAGAAGAAGTTGCAGAAACTCCTGTTAAACTAAATGTGGCATCAATTTTTAATCCTAAAGTTCCAACTGAACCTGTAGAAGAGACTCCTGTTGGTCCCATAACACTTGCAACATCATCTAATGTAAATAAGTTCCAAGAATTATTACCCCAACCTTTTGCGCCCCAACTATTATTACCAATACCAGTTTCTAATCCAAAACCTGTTAATTCTGCGTGAGCATCATTTGATTCACCATAAGCTTCTTCGCCCCAACCATCACGTCCCCAACCAGTTTCGTTATATACTTCTGTTAGTGCACCGACACTAGATGTTAATGATAAACCTGTTAATTCTACACCTTGATCGTTTACTGCTCCCCACTCTCCTGTACTCCATGTTCGACCTCCCCATCCTGTTTGAGGAACACCCATATTAGTTCCATCACCAACAGATGAAGTTAAACCAAATCCAGTTAAGGTTGCTACAGGGTCATTACTGTCTCCGTATGGTCCATCATTCCAAGTATTTCTACTCCAACCAGTATTCGCAAAAGATAGTAATCCGTCTGCGTTTAAAGATGCTGTTAATCCAAAACCTGAAAGAACTGCACTGTTGTCATTAACTTGACCCCACTCACCATTACTCCAACTAGTTCCACCCCATCCAGTTTGAGGCACACCCATGTTTGTGCCATCTCCTACGGAAGAAGTTGCTGATTGTCCTGTAACTGAAACTGAAACAGTGTCTTGAGCACCCCAAGTGTTTTGATCCCAAGTTAACATACTCCAAGTGTTTGAAGTTGGAGTGTTTGCTTGTCCACCCATTCCAGAGTGATTTGTACAATAATAATATAAAGTTGGAGCAGAAGTGGCTACAGTAATTTGTGTGTATGCTCCAGCTTGTCCTGGTGTTCCACTTGTGGTTACACCGGTAGTGTATTCGGAACCACCACTGTGTGTTCCATTATCTGTTGTAGAAAATCTTAATGGATGCGAACTGTTTGATGAATCAGCTTGATCAAATTTATAAGTATAACCTTCAGCTAAATTAACTGTAGCTTGTTGTACGCCATCGATAAAATATTTATTACCGGAGCCGGTAGAGACTACCGTTACTGTGAAGGTTCGAGTAACGGACATCCGTTAACCCTCCTTACGCTATTCTGATGATCGCGTTTGATGCGTCTGCTGTTGGAAACTGAATTGTAAACGTTCCGCTTGTAACAGTTTTGTCAGAACCAAAATCGATTGCACAAACTGCTGGATCACCTGATGCTGAGTCGTTGAAAATTAAACATCC